ATGGCTGGCCGCTGTATGAATCCCGCCTGAAAGGAAAGCTGCACGTAATCAGCAAGCGATATACGCAGCGAATTGAGCGGCATAACCTGAATCTGAGGCAGCACCTGGCACGGCTGGGACGGAAGTCGCTGTCGTTCTCAAAATCGGTGGAGCTGCATGACAAAGTCATCGGGCATTATCTGAACATAAAACACTATCAATAAGTTGGAGTCATTACCCAAGAAATAGACTGTTAAGTTGAGGGCTGTTGTTCCTACCTAAGCCAAGATTCGTTCTGGCACCATCAACAGTTGCCGCATTAGTGCCTCCTTGTCCAATAGGTAATGGAACCCATGACGATCCGTTATGGCAACCCCACAATCCAGATGTTGACACCTGAAGTCGTGGCGCTGATGGTGAGTAATTCGAATAAACGTAAGTTGTCGATTCGCCTTCTTCAATTCTTTCTGTTAATACTATTTTTTTCCATACACTCCAACCTTGTGTGCTGGTATATATCCTTCTATAAAGAATTGATGAATTGTTATATACAAAATAGCTCTGGATACAACCATCACTACCATTAGCACCAGTTCTTTGCACTAACAATGCACCAGCAAGCTGTATCGGGTAATTTAGTTCTGGCTTTGCGTTGGCAGACATTGGTTGGTAATAAAAACCGGCTGTAGTACCTTTTATATCGTTTAAGTTCGTATTCGCATCAAGGCCAGTTTTTGCTTCAAACATGACTTCAAGTTTAGAGCGCGCTGTACTTGCATCATTCGCCCCAGTGCCACCTTGCGCAACTGCGAGCGGTTGCCATCTACCAGCTTTAGGGTTAAATGCGCCCCACTGACCGTCAGCATCAACCTGTAAGTAACAGCCGTCCGCCTGAACGTCAGTAGATAAAATGATGGTTCTTGTGTCGCTTGAACGCTGAAATCGGATAACCTCATCTTTTCTTGCGTGGCGTGTCCATTGCGGGCCTATTGTCGGATTCCAGCGATAAGTATAAAGCGAGCGCGTAGTCCATCCCTGAAATACACCTGTATACGCTGGTGTTCCATCTACCTGACTAATAAACCCCGTAAGACTGCTTTCACCGGATGCAATCGATGGAAAGCCTTTTGCATTACTCATAATGCGCATAAATCCGATATACCCTGATGGGTTGCCGGAAATATCAGGACAATCACGCGGGGCTGAGCCAAGACCGATATTATCGCCAACAATTACTTGCGCCTGGTTGCGATAATTAAGTGCGTCCGCCGCAGATTTCGCCGCGTTTGTTTCACTGGATTTAGCATTAGTTTCGCTGGCTTTACCGTCCGGTGACCATTTCAGATCTTGTTTCAGGATCATGATTCTTTCACCTGTCAGAACAGGGGCGCAATTCAGCGCCCCTGAGTGATTACGCCGCTGCAATCTTCAGCAGTTTGATGGCCTGCGAATCGACCAGCATGCCGCCGGTGCGCTTGGTGGTATAAAAACCGACAAACGGTTTATTGGTGTACGGATCACGCAGAATGCGGGTACCGATACGGTCAACGATGGTGTAACCCCGTTTGAAGTTACCAAATGCAATAGCTTTCGCATCAGCGGCGATATCCGGCATCTGTTCGTTTTCAGCGATACCGTAACCCGCCAGAGAGGACGGTTGCCCCAGCTCCAGCCCCGGACGCCACAGATAGTTACCCTCGGTGTCTTTCAGCAGACGGATGGCAAACAGGCTGTTGTTGTTCATCATGAACTTCGCGCCAGTGCGGTGTGCCTTACGCAGCGTGTAAATCAGTTTGATAATGGCGTCTGCGGTCACCGTCGTCGCTTCACCGGATACAATATGCTGAAGTTTACCGAACGCACGAACCTTATCGGTTTCATCGGTGGATTCATACGCCAGGAACCCTTTTGGCTTCTTGGTGCCATCACCGGTGGTAAAGGCAATTTCTTCCTGTTCGGCAAATTCGGTCGCCAGCTCGCTGTTGATCCAGGCCTCCACGTTGAAGAAGGCATCATCCAGCATTTTCTGAGTGGCCTGCGGGTTACCGTAGATTTCCCCCATGAAAGGTTCAATCAGTCCCAGTTTTGAGGTGGCAGTCTGGGAGCGCGCGTCAGTCTCGCCCACCCATCCGGAAGCCGTGCCGCCCAGATTCACCAGTTTTTTGTAGTCGGAACCGCCAACAGTGATCACCGTGGCTTCCTGGCGCATCACCACTTCATCTTTCAGCAGGGTGAGAATGTTGCGATCCAGTGCTTCCGGCACGGCATAGCCACCGTCTTCATCGGTGCCCACCTGCAATGCCTTGCGCTCCAGATCGCGCAGACCGTCTTCACGGCCTTTACGCAGAAAGCCCACAAACGCCTCTTTGTGCTCTGTGGCCAGTTTATTTTGCGCACCACCTGCCGGACGTTTCAGCTCAAGCAGCTCTTTTTCAAGGTCGCTTTTGAGATTTTCCAGCTCGCTGAGTTTCCCGTTCAGGGTTTCCACCTGCCCGGCAAGTTTGCCTTTTTCCTGCTCAATCGCATCCACGCGCTTGTCGTTCTTTGCTTTGAAGTCGTCAAACTTCTGCTGCAGCTCCTGCGCGACCTGTTCGACATCTTTAATATCAACCGCCATCGTATTTCTCCTGATTAGAAGTTCAGATTTTTCAGTGCATTCAGTGCAGAGCCCACATCCTCAGCGTCGCGCAGGGACAGTGCGCCATAGCCCCCGGCCATGAATGCTTTGGCCTGGGTACGGGAGAGTCCGACATCACGCAGGACTCTTTCGATTTTTTTCTGTTCGGGGATTTCCCCGCGGGCCAGTGCGTTCTTGACGTCGCTGATCCGCGCCTCGTCGTTAGACGGGAACGTCACCAGGCTGACTTCCCAGAGGTCGATTTCTTTCAGCAGAAAGGCTTCTTTGCTCCGGTCGTATTCCCAGTCTTTCAGGACGTACCCAATAGAAAGGCCGGTTAACGAACCGGCCTTCATGTGTGCATGTGCGCGTTTTGCGAGGGGATCATCATCAATAAGCAACCGTCCCCTGACGTAAAGCCCGACATCGTCTTCCTTCATTTCGGTGTAAACACCGATGGGTTCATCCATGCGGTGCTGCCAGAGCAGCGCAGGTAACGCTTTTCTGTCACTCCACGCCCGTAGGGAAGCAGCAAATGCCCCGGACATCACCACATCATCGTGGCTGTCCTTTACACCAAAGACGGAGCCATACCCTTCAAACTCACCGGAGTCACTGACAGATTTCAGACTCAGCGGTACATCAAGACGTTGTTTCGTCTGCATTGGCGTTATCCTTCTGCTTACCGGCTTTACTGCCATCGGAGGGTTTCGTGGTCATGTTCATCGGTGTGAGATAGACATCACCACCGGGACGCGGATTCATATCTTCCAGGTCGCGGCAGTCATTGGGAGAGTAAATTCCCCAGTTGATCCCGGTGGCGTAGGCTTCAAAACGGGACTTCATATCCCCGCGCAGTAACGCCCCGGCGTTAAATTTGGCGTAATAAACGCCCTGCTTACTTTTTCGTACCAGTCCGGTGTTGATCCGCTGTTCGATGCGGGTCAGATACGGCACCAGTGAATAGTTGATAAATCCCAGCCCCAGCTCTTCGATATTGTTGAAGGTGGCACGATCGGTGTTCTGCACCATGTGCAAGGGCACACGGAACAGACGACAGATTTCTTCAAGCTGAAACTTGCGGGTTTCCAGGAACTGGCTATCCTCGGCGTTCAATGCCATCGACTTCCAGTCCAGCCCCATCTCAAGGATCATCGGACGGTGAGCATTGCCAAGCCCGGTGTGACGCTCCTCAAAATCTTTCTTCAGGCGCTCATAAGCCTGATCCGACAGCGTCTGTTCTGTACGCAACACACCGGACGTCACCGCGCCATTGCTGAACAGTCTGGCACCGTGCTCTTCAGTCGCTGCTGCCAGCGATATTGCCTCGCGGGCATAGGCGATGGGATTCAGTCCCACCAGACCGTCCAGCGTCAGCGTGCGCACATGCCAGATATCCTCCTGGGTCAGCACATCCGTTGAGCCGTCCGGGAATGTGACCTGATAGACCGGCTCCCAGCTACTGTTAAGCTTCGGTACCACACAGCCGGGATCGACGGGCAGCAGTTCAGCCACTTCGCCAAATGCTTTCACTTTGTAGGCGTAAAAGTTTCCCCTCAGGCACAGACAGGTGACCACCAGCTCCCAGAACTCCTGCGGCGTCATATAGCCATTGGGATGCGTGGAGATCAGCTTATGCAGACGTTCGCCGGTGGCTCTCTGTTTAAGGCTGCCGTTCAGGTGATACAGATTGCAGGGCAACATCCCGACCGACTCTGCCAGCACTCTGACGCAGGAAAAAACCGCCGTCAGTCGCATGGCCCGCTGACTGCTGATCTGCTTTCCGGTATAGGTGTCGTAGGACAACCCGATAGCATCCGCCAGCTCTGCGGGCGTGGTCACCGGTGCGTCACTTTTTCGTTGAAATAATCCCGAAAAGAACACTATTTACCTCCGCCGACAGACTGCTGTGTACGGTCGAGATATCGCGCCACCAGCCACGACCAGAACAGGCACAACACCCCGGCAACAACAAAACCCACCGGGGGATAAATCAGCCAGGCACCATACGCCAGCAAAAGCGCCCCCAGCACACCTACCAGAGGCGCGAGAATCAGCATGATCATAATTACCTCAGTTAAAGCGAGCGGATCCCGTAGGACTCAATGTGGTCAGACAGCGTGTCTTCTTTCTCGTACAGCATGGCTCTGCCAACCGCCATAATCAGCGCAACTGCACCATCGATTTTGTTTTCTGCCTGCTCTTTGACGGGTTTCACCACATCATCGTTACCCGGAATGGTTTTTCCGACCACGTTGCCGATACACCAGGTCATGATGGGATTGCCATCATGATGAAAGCGCCCCGATTCAATTGCCGCTTCCAGCTCTTTCATCGGGTCGGACATGTTGGTGTAGTTCTGAATAATGGTGACGGGGTTCAGGTCTTCATCAGCAAGGTCATGTGACAACCCGGTCGCCCCGAAGGGGTCGATGGGTGACTCGCTGACCGGGCTGATTTTGTTCGCCGCTTTGGCCTCTTCGAGGATGTAGCGATAATCCACCTCTGCACCATCGGTAACGGTCAGGACGCCCATTTCCACCCATTTCTGAAAGCGTTCGGCTGTCCGGCGATCTTCATTTTTCTCGACGCTATACACCGTGTCATACGGTACCCAGAAACGCGGGGCCACACTGTAGTAATGCGTTTTACCGTCAATCTCGCGGGTATAAAGTCGCGCCATGCTGTTCATATCCAGCTTACGCGCCAGGTCAAAGGCCAGAATGCACGGCTGCCCCTCGAACTGCTCAAGGGTCAGTGATTTATCCTCGCAGCTCTGCCAGCTCACCAGGTTGAAATACGCCGAACGCGCCGACACCCAGATATTGAGGTGTTTTGTTTTAAAGACGTTTGCCAGACGGGCATTATTTTTCGCACGCTGCTGCTGACTTAACAAAAATTCGCGATAAACCGACACGCCAATATTTGGATTGGCTTTTTCCAGCACCTGCGGGTCGGTCCAGTCGTCACCTTCATCAACGGTATAGATGATCCCGAACAGTTCATCGTTGGGAACCGAGCCATTGAGCATCTCGATAACTTCCCGCCGCTTGTCGTAGCACGGCCCCTCAATGTTGTACCCGGCGGTGGTGATAGCCCACATCAGTGGCTGGCGTCGCGCCCCCATCCCGGTAAGCATTGTGGTGTAAAGCGCATCTGTGGCGTGCTCGTGATATTCATCCACCACGGCACAGTGGGGTGATGAACCATCACCGGGGTTACCGATCAGCGGTTCAAACCGCGCACCATCCTCCGGACGGTTCATGTTTGAGGCGTTAACCTCAATCCCGAACGCTTCCGTCAGCATGGGTGTGCGTTTACACATCAGTCGTGCCGGACGAAAGACTTCCCATGCCTGTTTCTCCGTCGTGGCACCGGAATACACTTCCGCACCGAACTCGTTATCACAGGCAAAACAATACAGGGCGACACCGGCAGAGATTGCCGATTTGCCGTTCTTACGGGGGATTTCGGTATACACCTCACGGAAGCGGCGCAGCCGGGTACCTTTATAGACCCAGCCAAACGCACAGCAGATCACAAAGAGCTGCCACGGCTCCAGCGTGATGGGCATCCGCTTGAATGCCCATTCCCCCTTGGTATGCGGTAACAGCTGAATAAATTTGGCGGCCCGTTCAGCCAGGTCCTTGTCGAAGCGGTAACGAAACGACTTACTTTTTTCCGCCATCAGGTCATCAAGATGGCGCTGGCAGGCCTGAATCACAAACTGGCAGGCAACAATCTTTCCGCGCACGACATCCCGGGCATACTGATTTGCAGCATTTACGTTGGGGTAAGATTTCCGGCTCATGATTCGATAATTTTCAGAAACGGGTTAGTGGCTTTCTTCTGCCCCGCCAGGCCAATCAGACGCTGGCGGCTGCTGGGGTCGAGTCCGAGCATTGCCCCCGTGCTGCTCATCTCGGACTCCTGTTCTTTTTTGGCTGTCAGCTCCGGATTTTTGACCCTGCCGCCCATTGCGCCGGTGATGGTGTTGCCCTGTATGGCAATATTTTTCACAGCACGTCGCCAGAACTCATAGGCCACGCACCACCGCTCAAGCACCGCGAGGTCAGTCACGCACAGCAGGCCCTGACCGCAGAGTTCTTTGGTTGTCAGTTGCCACATGATCGTGGCGAGAGGGAGATCTTCTTCAGCGAACCACTCCGGTGGCTCAACACCTTTGATGGGCGTAAAAACAGGTTCATCTTTGTTCAGGGCTCGCTTGCCGGGGTTTCCGGCCAGCGCCTTGCGCGCCGTTGGCTTGGGGCGACGCCCGGAACGCCCCGCCGTTCCAGCCATATGCGGCACTCCTGGTTAAATTTCATTTTTCGCGGGTATAAAAAAACGATGGGGCGGGCAGTCCGGAAGGCGCGCGGTCGCAGAGATTTGACCTCCCCCTCCCCAGTCTGATGATGACATTAATTATCACTTGAGCCGCTCACGCGCGGTCTTCGCTGCGTGACACGACCAGCACAGGCTTTCAAGGTTGCTGTCTTCATCAGTACCGCCGTGGGCCTTCGCCTTGATGTGGTCCACGCAGGACGCCTGCTTCACTATCGCCTGCCGTAGATGGTTCTGACACAGCCCTTTGTCGCGCTTAAGTATCCGCTCCCGGATGACTTCCCACTTTGTTCCGTAACAGCGCATTTATAGTTGCTGTCGGGTCATTTAGCTCCACCTGAACCTCCCCGGCGCGTTATAAGCGCCACCAGCGAACCGATATCCTGGTTATTCAGAAACGTCAGGATTTTAACGGCTAAAGCAGAGACGATTACGGCACCAATAGCATCCAGAGGTTTATCACTGTATCCGGTCAAGTTTGCCAGCTTGGAGCCAACCAACCCAGAGCAAAGGATTCCGGCAATATACGACACGATAAAATATGCCAGTCGACGCGATAAACTCAGATCTGCTGCTGTTGCGATGTAGAATACAGCCCCTGCAAATGCGCCAAATACAACACCGTAATCAGTTCCGGTCAGCAGTCCATAAACACTAGCGCCTGTCAGGACTCCAGCAGCTAACCCTGTGCCGGAAATCGGATCGGACATTTAGCCCCCTCTTAATTGCTGTGAATCCTCTCAAAAGTGAAGGGAATAAAAAGGCCGCCATATGGCAGCCTTAATATGAATAATTAAGTTTAGTTAACTTGGTAAGTGTTGCTGATTACCAACCCACTTAAACGAGTCAAGTACGCCCTGAACAATACTTTGCATTTTTGATAACGATTCAGGTGAAATGTCCACTTCACCATAGTGACCATCAGACATAGTTGACCCGAATTTGGTGCCATTCAGATTATTTAATATCAAAGCACCTTGCGGTGCATTTATGAAGGTATTACTTATAGGCTGGAGATTCAAAGGCTTCGGTTCTCTCCCTGCGCCAAGCCCTCGAGCCCTATCTTCGAGGTGTTGAGTTGAATTCCTAACCCCTCTGAGATCAGGAAAATCTTTACCTATCTGATCGTGTAGGGCTTTTATCGACTCAGGAGCATAAGGTTCATTCGAAATAACCTTTATAAATTTATCAATAGTATCAAGAGAATAAAGAAAAGATTTTGCATAAATAAAAATCACACAATGTTTGTGGCTACGTGGAATTTCACCAGAACTCCACTTTTCTCGTTTAAACCTCGCGTCCACCTCAAATTGTATGTTTTCAGGATTCTCAAAAGGGGATAAACCTAACTCCTCACGAACTAGTGTTTCGATGGTTCTTCGTTCTTGCATTTCTTTTTCCCATTGCAATTGCGAAACCCCTTGTTGTTCTATTTGATTGTTTTGCTGCTGCATAAATAAATTTAATGCAACATTAGCCTCATAAAATGCAAATTCAAGATGGTCCAAAAGCCGTTCTATTTTCCAAGACCACTCTTTGTCTTCACTTTCAAGCCAGTTGCCAGGTTTGGTCAATTCAAATATATACATTTGCTCAACTCACAGGATAATGGTAAAGCAATTATATTTTATTTTATAAAAAATGTTATAGGTTATGTCGCATATCAAAAAACCCGCTCGTCGGCGGGGTTATAAAACTTTGGCAACATATCAAATATGCTTCCAATATGGCTTATTTTGTTGTATTTTGCAAGCGCGTTTGAAGGAGATAGTGAAATTTACGTCATATTTCTCCCACTTTGAGAGCTTCTTCATCCTCATAGTATTCAAGAGCCATGGCCAGCGCAGACTCATCAAGCTGGGTAAAAGCGGCCTTTAACCCAGCCCAGTGGCCTGAATAGACGCGCAACCATGTCGAACGGTCAACGCTAACCATACGGGCCAGCGCCGCACCAGCGTAGTCTTTATAGGTTTCATTGTTTCGGGTTGCAGCAATTTCCTGTCCTGCAAGCCATACTAGGCCTATTAGTTTTTTTACTACGCGCTCCTGAAGTGAGTTTTCACCCAAGCATTTCTGATAAGCCTTCCAGACGTATTCACACATCATCACCTGGTGCGTATAGTTAAGGTCAAAACCGTAACAGTACCGCAACCAAGCCTGCTGGTATCCACTAAGCGCGGACACTGCCCTACGCCACGGCGCGGACTCAAATTCTACATCTTTTATCGGCGGCATTGGCCTGGGGCGGCTACGTGTTTCTTGCACGTACAATGGCGCGGAAAGCGAGTTAACAAAGCGTGGTCCCTTATCACCTTCGAGTTCGACAAGATGAATTCCACGGCGTGGAGTGGCATTTTTGTCTGCTGGTGGGTGTTCAGTGAAAGCCTCAAGCTGCCCTTTTGTCCCCCCAGAGAAGTCAAACAGCGCACGACGTAATTCTATTCTGACAAAATTCAAGTCTTGTTGATTCATACTTCTCAGCGCTCCATACACTTAAGCTGTCGTAATTACGCCGATCGCCAGCGCACGATCGATAAAACGAAATATCAGCTCCAGCTGGGAGCCATACATCTCTTCAAATGCCACGGTATCCGCATGCAGCTCGTCGTGATGCTTTCTGCACAAAGGCAACACAAAGAGGTCATGCGCTTTTGTTCCCATTCCACCCTGACCGTGACCTATCAGGTGGTGGGGATCATCAGCAGGCTTTCCACAACATGCACACGGCTGTGTCTTAACCCAGCGCGTGTACTTTTCATTAACCCAGCGGCGACGTTTTGGGCGTAACATAAAAGACTCCGGCGACTCCGGATCCACTTTCAGCGCCAGCACCTTTTTCGCTTTATCCTGGATGATGCTGGTGGCAGGAACCGAAGGCACAAGGTCACTTTCCCGGGTAAAGTGGTTTTTCCCGGACATAAATGCTTCCCCTCTCTCATCCGCCAGAGAAGTATCAGTCCGTTTTGTGCAATTCCGTTCTGCATGATGAAGAGATTCAACTGCCTTTTCGCAGACCATTAACCACTATAAACGATCGATAGTAACGATCGATACCTGTTTTATCGATCGTTTTATTCTATTAACAGCAGGGAGGTCACGCAAGAGAAAGAGGTGGGTATGAGGGGGGGGGTCATGTTTTCAGTTGGTTAACGCAATGTAATCAGGCATTTCCCCTGGCAGAGTGTTCAGAAGAAAATCCAGTTCCATACAGCGCGGGCAACAGAGACCACCGAGTCACGGACGGCACGCAGAACCGTGCGTGCAACAGAGGCAATACAGACGCTCTCCGCTGTGTCAAATATCCGGTCCACCGCACCGGTAAACTGTTCACGGGCCTGAGACCGGACAGATTCCGTGCGCAGCTCGTCCTGCAGGCGGGTCATCAGGGGACTGGCGGCATGGTCGGGAAGCGCTGTCATGAGCGCACTGACCAGCGTATCCAGTTCCCAGCCGGTGCGGGCCGATACGGCCACAACCGGATGTACGGGCCGGAACAGACGGAATACCGCCTCCGTTTTTTCGCGAATATTCTGTGCCTGTGCGGGAGAAGGCTGAATACCGGCCATATCCCATTCATGGCAGGGCTCCGTTTTGTCGGCCTGCGTCACCACAAACAGCACCTGCTGATGTCCCCGGTGCAGGATGTGTCGCCAGAAATACTCATCCACAGACAGGGCGCGGTCATCGGCTTTAATCAGCCACAGCACCAGGTCCAGTTCGGGCAGAATGTCACGGTACAGGGCTTCATACTCTGCATCTCTGTCCCGGCTCTCGCCCACCCCGGGCAGGTCAGTGATAACCATGCTGTGACCGTGGCCACTCAGACGGAAGCGCCGCACTTCCCGGG